GTTACACCTGCAGAGATGCAGGCTGATACAATAGTCTCCATGCTGTCCTCCTTACACTGCCACTTCTTTCCAAAGGGATTCGGTACCGGTCGCTCCCGGTTCCCACACATTGTTGTCAACCAAACTCTCCCACGTCTTACCATCATGCAGCACTTTATCCCCTTTACTGTACGGGTTGGTACTATCCGGCTGCTCCCACTCCGGCACCACGGTCGGGTCCGGGATAAGTACCTTGGCGTACAGGCTCGACGTCGAGTCAGGCAACCAGTCTCCCTGGCTGATGTGGTCCTGCAGTACCTTATAGAGCACACCATTGTATCGGATGCGGTCCCCGGCCTTGTAGGCCACGTTGTCACCGGCCCATGTGCCAAACAGCTCCACATACTGCAGGGCCATGTAATCGCTCATGCCGGATGCGTTGTCCTCGATCTGGCGGCGCAGGGCTCTTGCTCTCTCAATCACACTCATAGTTACACCTCCTCTCCCAGTAAGATTTTAGCCGCCTGGATGTACTCGGCGTCCTTGGTGGCGTTACCGGTCTCCGTCTCACTCAGGTAAAAATGCACCGTCAGCGTACCATCTGGATTGCTGACTGACTGCTGACTGTCTACCACGGCCCCGTGTAGGGTGTGGATTACTGTGCCGTCATCCTGGGTAATCTGGAGCTCACGGAGGTTGTCCGGGGTGAGCTGGTCCCAGATTTCCATAAGGGCCTGTCGGTTGTTGCAAATTAAAACGACGGCCCCTGTGTAAGAGCCGTCTACGATAGGAATGGTTGTCCCGTTATGTAATGTCATGTTCATGTTGTTTCTCCTTTCTTATTAAGTGCAGAAGCAAATGGGTATAGCATGGCTTGAGTTCGCATTTATTGAATAATTTATGCCACCTATAGAATCTATACAGGCTACATAATCTACACCTACTGCATAATACACCCACCAATAAGTATTACGGCTTGCATCAGCTTTTGCTTTAATCCGACTGATATCATTCACAAATAATCCACTGTATGCTCCATTTTTATTTATTACTTCATTTCTTTCCGGTATCCACACATCTTCCTGCGTTCTTTCGGTAAAAAAACCTCCAGACGTGTTACAGCCACGATATTCTTTAGCCACTTCAGCTATTCGTTCTCGTATCAATTTGGGGATAAGCGGCTTAATTGTTTCCTTTAGATAGGCACGCATCTCGCATTTCTTCCATCCGCCAACAGCGCCCGTTCCTTCCACATATGTACCATCTTCATTTTTCACAACACTTGGGTTCATTCTACGTTCGGTTTTCAGCAGTTCTTTCCCGATCCAGGTGATCGGCGCCTTCCCGCTTCCATCCGCCAAATCATCCACGTCAAATCCGGCAATCTGCATGTTGATAATTCCCTCGCTGCCAAGGTCAAGCGGCTTGTAATCGGATATCTGGTATTTTTCCTTGTAGCTACCATCCGCTTCGGCCGCGAAGATTTCTTCCCAGGTGTCGGTGATCTCACGGGGACCGCGGAGGCAGAAAGAAAGTGCTATATAGTGTAGGTTTTGAGTTCCACCTATAGTAAGTTCTTCGTACCCCTCTGCACTTATATATGAAAAGGCACTTCCTGGCTTATTAGCATCACGGAGCCACCAATTTCTGGTTGTTCCTGATAAGTCAGTCTTAATTCTATTAGAACGATTTTTAAATAAAACGTTATACTTCATTGGCTCTTCAGAACTAAATCTCGTTGCTACTTCGTACCGATTTGGAATCCAGATGTCATCTTGCGTGATTTGTATATACAGCTCTTCATTTGCATTATACGCATCATGTATCTTAGTCACTTCTGCTATCCGTTTTCTCACCAATTCTGGAACTAATGGGTTGATAGTATCTTCCAGATACTTGCGCATTTCACATTTTTCCCACCCCTCAAAACTTCCTGTTCCTTCTTGCAATGTTTTATCCGCGTTGGTAATTAACATCGGGTTCATACGATGCGGTGTTTTCAATAATTCTTTTCCAATAAATGTTATAGGTGCTTTTCCTGTTCCATCTGCCAAATCATCCACGTCAAAGCCAGCAATCTGCATGTTGATGATGCCCTCACTGTCAAGGTCAAGCGGCTTGTAATTTCCAATCTTATATTGGGATTTATATGTGCCGTTATCTATGTTGGCGATTATGGTCGCCCAGTTATCTGTAATTTCCTTAACTTCTACTGCGCTCTCAAACTGTGCATAGCAGCTTGTGTTTCCTGTGATGTTTTTCCCGGTCGGCTGCCATCCCAAAAACGTCAGACTACTATCCTCTGGTGATACTGGCGTTATCCCGGTGTACGTTGCACTCCCGCCGTACGCCACGTTATTAACTGTCTGCAAAAGAGTGCTACCATTATAAAAATACACCGTATACCGTCTTACTGTGGCTGTAAACGCCGCATATACCTGCCTGTCTGCCGTAACCGCTTTGAGCGCTGTACTATCCGCCGCGCCTCCCGGTTTTTTACTCCATCCAGCAAAACTGTAGGTATACTGTGCCGTACTGGCCTTTGTCGGCGTGCTACCGCTGTAGGTGCCGTCTCCGCCATCCACAATAGCCTGGGTGTACAGGAGCTTGCTGCCATCATCATTGTAAAAGTACAGATAACTGGTCACATGCTGATAAGCCACATGGATATCCGGATACTTACCCGCGATCTCGGCCAACTGTGCACCGGTCACGGTATCCACGCTTATGGTACCGGATACCTGCGCCATATCCGTGTTGTTGCCGGCCTCGTCTAATCCTCTCATGCTGTCCAGCAAGGCGATAATCTCCATCAGCTTGTCTGCTGTGCCTGCCGCCCAGTCAATGCCAATGAGCCTTACCCTGCTGTTGGCTGGTATGGCGTCCAGGATTGCTTTGCTGTCCACGGCGCCACTGACGTTTTCCAGACGTAGCGTAGAGATGCCCGCGTATGACGGTATGGACAGATCCTGCAACGATGCCTGGTTACGGATGGTCAGGTTGGTAATCGTAGCTGGCAGATGCAGTGTTTTAAGGATGCCGCCGACCGGCAGGAGTAAGCCGGTGATTGATGTCCCGTCAAAGTACACATGCTCCAGGTTACTACAACCGGATACATCCACGGCCTGCGTGAGGTTCGGGCAGTTGCGCACATCCAACGTCCGGAGGAGAACGTTGTTGCCCAGGTGCAGGTCTGTGAGATTGGTGTTGCTGTAGCTCTCTGCGGCATCTCCCAGCTTGAGTGCCTGCAACTTAGTGGCCAGACTAAACTCCGCATAACCCACCATGAGGCCGGACAAATCCCCCACATCTTTGAGCTGCGACGCACTATAGATGTATATCTCAGTATCATTAACATTGTCGAGCGGACAGGCAAGCGTGTAACTTGCACCCCTTAAAGCCCTCTGCTGGACCAGATAGGAGCCATACTTAACACTGGCATATATATCCGCATACGGCGTCACTGTGATACCAGCCTTGGCGTAACCCCTGACAGTGATTACATCACTCAGGGCGTCACCGGCGTTGTACTTGCTGTCCAGATAACGGTACCGGTTATACAGCCACCACTTACGCTGCTCGGCCTTACTGCCCTGCAGCATGGAGAGATAAGCGGCGCTGTTGTCCTCTATGAGAGGCGCGAGGTACTTGAAATAGGCATCCTCGTTAAATATCGCCTCTGGCCATTTTGCCTGATGGGTCTCAAATCGTCTTTCCGTGTCCTCGTAGGACAGCAATCCCTTTGAGCGGAGCTCCTGGTACATGGCCTTAATCTCGTCAAAGTATGCTTGCCGGAGATTAACCCACAACACGCTATGCTGCCCGTTATAGACATCCGCTCCAGCCACCTGGTCGATGTCCTCAAGCTCGTACGAAAATGCCAGGGTACCCTCATTGTTAATCCCTATTGCCGTATCAAAGTCATATGGCAAAAAGCACCACTTACCCATTGCTATCACCTCCTGCAAAGATTGACGGGAACATGTTCTTGGCCCGGCTATCGACCATCAAAAACAACTCCGTGAACAAGTAATAAAAACATGCACTGTCCACCTCAACATGCTCTGGCAGTTCCGTTTTAAACTTGGCAAGTCGGTACTCCGCCGTATCTGCAGTGTACTCTACCCCGCCATAAGTTACCGGTGTCTCCAGCATTGCTCCCGTAGCCGCCGCCTGATCAGTGCTGACCAACCATGCTGACAGGGCACTGAGCTGTGTCGGGTCTTTGTTGCCATCTGGGTACCTGCCCTCGAAATCGTTCAGCCAGGCATCGCCTACAAAGTCGGCTGATTTCCAGAGCACTCTGGAACTGGTGTTATTGAGGATTTCCCAGCTCTCGTCCCCGGCTTGGAATCCATACACCTCTTCTGTGCCTTTGTCATTGTTAAAATTATATTTGCCGATAAACACCGTGCTGTTCCCGTTGCTCCAGAAAATCACAATCGGGAACCCGTCAATGCCCTGCCGTATCTTCTCGTCCGCTAACTGCGGTGGCGTCTTATACGGGCAGGCATCATTATACAGTCGCACCAGTTCCACATTATTTGCCCCCTCGGAAGAGGCAACGTCCGCCTTAAAAGTAAAGGTACTGGTCGGGATAGCTTCTGCATTTATAGCATAACCATCTGCCTGCGTACCGTCCGCAAGCGTAAAACCACCCTTAAACTTGATTTTGTAATTCTTCCGGGCGTAATACTGACTTGACGTACCCTGTACATCTGCCTGAGCCCCGATAAAGGTAAAGTTTTTTGCTGGATTCAGCGGGTCCACGTAGTATCCGCTGACCGTCTTTTTATCTCCCTTGTATTGCGGGAGTTCCGGGGCCTCCAGTACCAAATATGGCAGGTCTTTCGGCAACTGCCCAATCACAATGCTGCCGTATGCGTCAAATACATTGTTGTGCTGGTATCTCTCCAGCATGGTATCTACGTCC